GAAGTTGAATGGGTTGTACATTGTAGGAGTTAATTGTAGAGGTACATACGGTGCGTAGATGTAACCTGTGTCTAACAATGACGTTCCTTTGTGTCCAATTAACACTTGGTTAGCTGGGAAGTAAGGATCACGGTAAACTTGGTAACGACCTGCTAATGTACCAACTCTTTCAATACCCATGTTGTACTGATCTTGCTCAGGAGAAGCGTTAGATACGTGGAAGTACTCAAGATCATCAAAGATTGCAGAAACCTCAGAAGAAACAACGATCCAGTTAGCTCCACCTCTCAATGTAGATTTGTGGATTTGTGCTGACAATTGGTTGATCGCTGTAATCAACGTTTGATTCCAGTCTTTTTGAGTGTAAGAAGTTGTTTGAGACAATCTTCTCCATCCGTTGTAATCCCAACGTAAATTCCAAGCCGCCCCTTTACGAAGGTCACGTAGAATTTCACGGTCGATTTCAGCCGCAACTTGCTCAGACAATAGTGCTGTCAATTCAGCCTCAGCGTCGATGTTATGGAACGCTGCAACGTCTTGAGCTAGTTCAGGAGACCATTGTGCTCTTAATTTTCTTTCTGTAACAGAAACTGTTACTGAATCAAGATCGAAAGAAACCTCACCGATTTTATCTTCGAACTCAAGTTCTTCGTAACGTCTGAAAATAGCTATGAAAGCATCTGCAACATCCAAAGTTTCAAATAATGTACCATTGTAACCATCAATAGACTCTGCTTCACATGTAGGACATACAGGACAAGAAAGATCTAATTCAAGATAGATACATCCGTTTGCATCACAAACATTTTTGAATGAACCACCATTACCTGCTGGATTACCACCACTAGCACCTGGCCAATTAGTTTGAACAGTATCACCATACTGAACGATACCTTTACCATATTGTTGAGTAACAACTCTAAACAATAGAGGATTCGATAATGTAGGATAATTACAAGCTGAACCTGAAGATACTGCGTAATTCTGAGGATCTGCAACAACAACTAAGTCAGATAAGAAAGATTCTGTATCCATTTCGTTACCGTCAGGACCAATCAATTTACCTGCTCCTGAATTAGCAAAACCACACATTTTAATGATAAGTTTTCTTACATTTTTATCATCATATGTACCAGCAGGAGCGTCATCTAATCTACTTCCGTCCCATACTTGAACATCTGTAGAAGCTGTAACTGCAGACCAACGACCTTTTGAATAATCAAATAAACCTGGCGGATCCAATGATGGTTCAGAACCTTCATAGAACAAATCGTAAAGGTTTTTAGCGTAAGCTCCTGTAGCTTCAGTATAACCATCATTTTGGTTAGTTGCGTTACTGTTAGGTGCTCCAAAAGGTGCGTAATGTTCTCCTGAATAATTAGCATCTCCACCATCATATCCTTGGATTTTAGGTACGAAGTAGAACAATTTACCGATAGGTAAGTTCATTGCTTGTACAGAAACGATGTCGTTAGCCAACAATTTAGAGAATACACGTCTAACGATTGGGAAAACCACAGTTTCGAATGAACCTGATGAACCGTCAGAAGTTGCTTCATTGATTAGGAAAGACGCTTGGTTCTCATATAACTGAGCCACGTTCTCTTTTAGATGTCCTTGAAGACCGTCTAGGAATCCTAATTTATCCCATTTGTTAATAGTATCTTCTTTGATAACTTTAAGGTGCTTAAGACCGATATTACCAACAAGACCTGATTCTAATAATGCTCCCATTGTTTTGTTTTTTGTTTTTATTTGTTTATTTTATTTTTTTATCTTAATTTTGTCATTAAATCTTTCATTCTCAAGAATTGAGGATTTTCGTAAGTTTTTGACTCGATTAAGTTAATTGCCGAACCGTTAGAAGGAGTATTGTTCATTACTTTTTCAATTGACTCGTTCATTGGTTGAGCTTTTGAATTTGTTAATTCGTCTTTTATTGACTTATACAAGTTTTTAGATTCTTTCAAAGTTTCAACAGAATCAAATCTTTTTAAGATATTGATTTTTTCTTGTTTACTAGTTGTATGTTCTGTGAACAAACGTGTTGCGTATGCCAAGTTTGAGTTGAAAACAGCTACTTCATTAAGTTTGTCTCTAAATACATTAAGAGCTTTTCTGTATTCTTCATTTTTCTCTCTTAATATTTGTACTTCTTGAGTTGTACTTTCTTTGATTGCTGTATTGAACTTTGAATGTGCTCTTGGTTTTGGTAATCCACCTTTTCTAAAATTAGACCCGTTACCTAATGTACGAGCGGCTTCTTTAGTTTCAGCTTTCTTACCTTTTACAGGTTTCATTTTTCCGTCAAGATTTTCACCATCTTTGTAAGTAAATTTAGCTTTACCTGTACCCATAGTTTTATTGGCTTTTTTCTTAACTACTTTAAATCCACCTTCTGTGTTAGGTTTGAAATCTACTTTTTTAGGTTTTCCGATTCCGACTCCTTTAGGTTTGATAGATTTAGATTCCATAACGGCATCAAGATCCATAGAATCTTCCATGTATTCATCATAAGATTCATCTTCATCTTCATCTTCGTCTTCAAATTCCATTAAGTCATCGTCATTCTCCCACATGTCAGATTCGTAGTATTCTTCTTCTTCCTCATCCATTTCGATTTCATAAACGACTTCTTCATCGGCTTCTTCTTCATCATATGATTCAGAAAATACATCATCAATAATTGATGTAATATCTTCATCTTCGTCTTCAAATTCCATTAAGTCATCGTCATTCTCCCACATGTCAGATTCGTAGTATTCTTCTTCTGATTCACCTACTATCATATACTCTGTGTTGTTTTTGTTGTCTTTTAAGTTGATATTTCCTGACTCATCCTTTTTAACGATAATTTCGTCTTCAGGTCCCATCAATTGAAACACTCGTAAAACCTCTTCAGGATTTTCTTCTTGTGTTAAATCAATAACAGGTTCTTCGTCATCAAGATCAACATTATCAGCGTCAGCTCCATCTACAGGTTCTTCATCATCCATTGGATCAACATCGTCCATTGGTTCAACATCACCCATTAGATCTTCAACTTCAGCATCTGGTGTAACCTCTTCTTCGTCATCACCTTGTTCGTTAAGAGATTCTTTTACAAGTTCTTTGATTTCTTCAGCCATAGTTGACTCAAGTATTCCTTTTGCATTTTCAGAGATAGCTTCTTCCAAATTCTTTATTTGGATGATAGCTTCTTCAACTAAATTTTTGTTTTTATCCATTAATTTGTTTGTGTTTTAATAAATAAATATTACGGTTTTTTAAAAAAACATAATTTATATATTGACTAACACAAAAAAAATTATTATATGGAAATTTTAAAAATAAAAAAAGGGGTCGTTTGACCCCTTAATTTTACCTAACTTGAAAATAAAAGTTATTCTATCACTTCATCTATTTTACTTTCAACAATTGCGGTGATACGCCAATCCATCGTATAGTTTTCGTAAATCTTGGTAACTTTAGCTTCTACGTCTGTGGGACTGTAACCTCTCACCAATTTTTCTTCTCTTACTTTTTTAACTTTACCTGATTCGGTATCAACCAAATCTGTGCTAATTTTAGCCACAAAATATTTTTCATCCATAATTAATTAGTTTTATCTCCTAAATATTTAGACAATTTTTTCATTAAGTCAAGCGATGCGTTCCCACTACTACCAACTTCCCTTTCAATTCTTGTTTTCTTTTCCTCTTCAAGGTTTTCCTCAAATTCAAATCTACCATCTTTATTTAAGAATAGATACGCACCAGGTGTTGATGGAGATGATACTAAATCAAAACAGATTAATTCAAAATCAGGTTGGACTTCATTTGTTTCTCCAACTTTTTTAAGTGACCCTACACCTCTTGAAGAAATCCCAAGGGTTACACCTTGTCTTAAATAATTAGCCGCCAAATCTCCTTTAGTTGAACAAACTCCTCTTTCATGAAAACCTGGACTTGTTAATAATTTAAGTTTACCCATAAGTACATTACCATCCCACCAAATATCTGTGATGATATGTGATACACGATCAAGATCTATAAGTGAAGATTCGGGGTGATTTAATTCTGAAAGAGAAGTCCCTTTCTCAATCATTTTTTTATAATTGTCAGCTTCCCTTTTTAATATTTGTTCAGGATAGATTCTACCATTTCTATTTGGGGTATTATATTTTTGTAATACCGCATAAAATTCAAACGGTTTTGAATGGTCCAAAAATGATTTGGATTCCATGATATATTGATTATCGTTTTCTCTCGGATTAATGTATCCAGCGTCGTATTCAATAAGAATACCTTTTTTACCTGTATCATTTGGTCCTAATATTCTTTGTTCCATATAAAAGTTTTTTAAATAAATATTAAACACTTTCGGTTTGTAATACCTCTTCTGTTTTTTTACCTTTAGTTAAATGGAAATTAAAATAATTATTGTTTATAAAATTTTCATCATAAATCCTTTGAATAATTTCTTTTAAATTATTTTTAATTTGTTTTTCTTTAAAATCAATTTCTTCATGTATCACATAAAAATTGACTTCTAAATTCATGAAAGATTTTTTACCTACGATTAAACCACTTGATCGTAAATCGAGATCTACAATAAAATGATCATCAAATAAATTTTTGTCGATTGTTTCGTAAATTGAATGTTTTATCGCCCTACTCATGTTAAGAACAATTCTTGTCCAATTTTCAGGTTCTTTTATGGGTTCTACCCAAGTTTGTAAATTTAAATACAGTGATTTGAAATTAATTGAGTCCACAGTTCCATAAACAATTTTGGAATTTGAGAACCCCTGAATTTTCGAGGTTTTCCCCTTTTTCATTCTTTTTCATTTTTTGTTCGTTTATTTTTTAAAAATATAGGTATATTTAATAGTATAATCAAAAATTTTTTTAACTTAGCGTTTATGTTAATTGTAAAAGTAGATAAAAACTCAAATATTGAGAAAGCTCTTAAAGAATATAAGAGTAAAATTATAAAAACACGACAAAGTTCTCAATTAGTAGATCGTAAAGAATACGTGAAAAAATCTGTTAAAAAAAGAAACATGCTCAACAAAGCTAAGCATGTTCAAAAAACTTATAAGAATAATAATTAAAGATTCTCTTTTAAACCTTTTAATTTATAGTACGAAAGTTTATCGTATTTTTCAGATTTAACTTTTGTAATTGTATCGGTAATTTTTACCTTAGTTTCTTCATCAACACCTTCTTTTAAAGATTCTAATTTACTAATTACTGATTCTTGTAAAGAGGGAAACTCTTTTGATAAATTATCATCATTTTCAGAAAGAAGTTTTATTAATTCTTCTTTATCCGATTCATTTAACGTATTAAGATAATCAACAATTGTTTTATTGGCAATTGAGATCATCGACTTAACAGGAACTTTTAAAGTTTCTTTTTTAGTTGTTGGGGTTTTCTTTAAAGATTCTTTAATTAAAGTTTTACTTTTAATTCTTGATTCAATAGTTAAAACACTATCAGAAAATAAATCATCAATATGATTATATACATTATCCGATTTAATATTTTTAACCCATTCTTTAATTAAAGATATTTCTGACGTTTTAATTTTAACAATTGTTTTTTCATACGTGGATGAACATTCATTAATAAATGTTTCAACCATAGATTCATTTAATCCTTTATTAGAATTAAGCTCATCATACAGATAAAAAACTTTAGAGATATTTTTATTCTCTAACACTAATTTTTTAAAATTAGATAATTCTTTTTTAAAAGTATTATTGGTATATGATTCAGCCAATAATTTTTCTATTTTCGATTTTAAAATTCCAAATTTCATTTCTTTGTTTTTATAAATAAATATCAATCTTTCATAAGTTTATTCAATTCGTTTTCAATATCCCCCAAATAATTTTTGGCTTTTGATAAATCAATGAATGTATCAGATTCAATTAAACCATCACTTTCTAATAGTATTTTTAAATTATCCCGTTTATATGATTCAGGAGTTACACCCGCTTCACCACCTGGTTCGGGACCAGGGGGAGGTGGTGCTGATGGTGGTGATGGCATTCCTCCTCCACCACCCATGTCAGGCATTCCACCCTCACCACCCGGAGGAGGTGGAGGTGTTGCACCTGCGGCTTGAGGTACTCCCGGTTTATTTTTATACAATTTGTCTAAATTATCGAATAAACCTGTGTGAGTGATAATTGTTGCGGTATTTATTAATTCAGCACCGATGGCTCTTTCAAATCTTTGTTGTTGTAGATCAAGTTTAATATCTTCATCAGATAAACCAAGAATATGTTTTTTAGCCCAAGTGTGAGACACTGGCATAATACCTTCTGTACTGGCCATAGTTGCATCTTTATATAACAACATTTTTTCTTTCCAAGCGTCAATTTTAAGTAAATCCGCTTGAGTTGATGGGTTAGTTAAATTAAGAGTAAAATTATTTAATTCATCTTCAAATCCTAAAATAAATAAATGAATAATTGCTATTTTATTAAGTTCTGCAATCATTGAATTCTGAATTCTATTAATAGTTCTTGCAAAACGAATATCCATTAATGACAAATCTTTACCCCCACCCGCTGGTTCCTCAAAATTTAAAAAAGCTTTAGGTACACGTAATGCAGTTAATAATTTCTTTTGGATATATTCAATATCGGCAATTTCACCCAAGTTTTGAGCACCAGCCAATGTTTCAATTGGGTTAGGCGCTGCAGGATCACGAACAGGAATAAAGTAATCTTGATCAACCGCCATTTGGTTAAATCTTAAATCAACATTACCTGATTGTGAGTCAACAACTTGACTTCTTTTAAATTTATTTGCAACACGTTGAACATAAGGTTCTACATCTTTATCATCCATGTTACCAACAAATACTTTGAATACTCTTCTTTCAGGTGCTCTTGATGTTCTATAAATCAACATCGCGTCTTCAGATAATAACAATTGTTTCCATATACGTCTTGCTTTTTCCAACATAGAAGTACCATATGGTAATTTTCTATCATCACCCAATAAACGGAAATGAGCTATTTCCCATGTATTAAATTCCATGTCTTTAGCTTTCCATTTAAATCTTAAACCTTTATTTTCTATGGGTTCCTCAACATTGGCCGATTTAGCTGCCATACCTCTTTCCAAACGTTCAATCTCAATATTTGGTAATTGCATACAACCTACAACACCCTTTTCAACGTCCAATTTTAGATAAACAAAATTATCCCCATACTTACAAGTGTTTCTTGTCCACATAGGTAAATTAGTATTAATATCTAAAGTATTATTAAATAAGTCGGCAAGGATTGATTTAATTCTTTTTGATTCCGAATAAATCTGTAACATAAAACCGTTCTCATCAACAGTTGTAGATTCTTCTCCGTAGATATCCAAAGCAGCTGAAATCTCAGGGGTATATTCCATAGATTCATAATCATAAAATGATGCTAATCTTGTTGGTTCATAATATACCGCTTGGGTGTATAAGTTACTTTCTATCTTAGTCCATTGATTAGATAGATAGTAAGTTTGTTGAGCTTGTAATAACTCTTTTTCATAATCTTGTTTTGATTGAGTTTTTAATAAAACTTCTCGATCAAACTCATATGTTGGGTAATCCTGATTCAACAACGAGTTAGGTCCAAATGCGTGGGACAAACGTTGCCAAACCGTTAAATTTTTTTTGTTTTCCATAAATTAAAATTTAAACTTAAATATTGAGGTTTAAATAGTTTTTTTTTTATAAATATTATTTAACACCAAATAACCATCCGTATTTCATATAATCTTCACGAGAATGTTGGTTTTGATTCATTTGTCTCATTCGATCTTGATAATGCGGAATCACAGGATTAAAATCTAATTGTTTATTAACCTCTTCATTACTATTTACAGACCAAGAATCAATCATTGCTTTTGTATGTTCAGTAACTTTTGTTAAATTTGCAAATGATGATTCTCCAACATAAGTCGCCATAGCAATTGCCATGATTAAATCGTCATGTTGTCCTTTTTGGTGATCAGGTCTACCGTTTATATAAACAAAAGTGTTCATTTCATTGTATAAACGAGAACTATAAATTTTAAATTCATGTCGTATTGCTTCTTCATATGAAGAAACTATTTGAACCCTTTTGTTATTGAAATTTATTCCTGGAATTTTATCTGCAGCTTTTGGATTATATTTCCACTGATTGCCTCCCTCAACACCATCAACATATAAATCCCTGTAACCCATCTCTTGTAGTTTACGAGATGTTGATACACCCATACCACCAGTGATATCGACAACTATATAAGCACTATACATAGTTCCCCATTTATACGCGACCTCAGCCATGGTATCAGGAGGAAGTTTACCTAAATATTCGGCAACTTGTTCTCTTGTGTCAAAATCAATAATTTGAAATGAACTAAAATCTTCACTATCCCCTCTTGATACGTCAACCCCCATAATATATTTGTGACCAACTACTGGTTCTTTCCATATCCATAAACCATTGGCAACCATTTTAGATTGAGGTTCTCTAATGTAATTGTCATTAATTTTTTGCATTAATTTTGAATCAAATACATTATCACCTGATCCTAAGAAGTTACATTCTAACTCTTGGGAAACTTTACGTTTATCGTATTTAAGTTTTTTAACCATGGCTTCAAACCAAGATGAACATGGTTTATATCCTTGATTCATTAACTCTTTAGCATCGTTAAAATTTCTATCATTAAATGCGATATCTTCCCAACTTATATTTGTTGATTGGTCATACTCTTCTTTAGTTAACAAATAATGTACAATATCATCAGTTTTAACAAAATATAAATCTTTGGTATATCTTGGATCTCTAAACCAATACATTTCAGAAATTTTGAAGTCATTCATATTTCTTAATGCTTGATCGTATATCTCATAATAGATAGGGTCATATCCGTTTGGTGTTGATACCACAATTACTTTACCCCCTGTAGATAGAGACGCCATACACGCAGCCCAGAAATCACTATCGGCATCGATGAACGCCGCCTCATCAAATATTAGTATTGTAGGGGTAAATCCACGTAAGGCATCTTTAGATGTTGCAACCGCTTTAACTTCACATCCATTTGTTAATTTATAATGTTTTTGTGAATTCTTTTCAGGGGCAAAATCAATACCAACCCATTTTGGCCATTGACCAACAAATGAACGAATTTTATTGGCCATCTCTAACGAGGTATCCAATTTGTTGGCGATAATTAGAATTTTTTCAGGGTTTGTTTTTTTCGCTAATACAAGTTTTTTTGATGACCAAGCGGCGGTAACTGTTGATACCCCCGCCTGTCTGTATTTTAATGCGATGTTTTCGTTATAATTCTCGTAATCTTCTAATAACGATATTTGGTCAGGAAATAGTTCTAGTGGAACATATTTTTTAACCGTATTGTCATAAGTTTCAAGATAAGTTTTTAATGCGTATACCGTATCTTTTTGACATTTAACATATTCTAATAATATCTGTTCTCTACTTAAAGACATAAATTAACCTTCGTCATCCAACCAAGACATATCACTATCCCAGTCATCTTCTTCCTCTTCATCATCTTCAGGTCTATTACGTAGATATTCTTTAACTTCTTCAATCATACGATTAATCATATTTTGAGCTTGTTTATCACCTCTCAAAATAGCGTCAGTTAATTTTTTCATATCTTCAGCAGACAATCTTCCAAATCTGTGGAATAAATAGAGTTGTATATGTCTTTTATCATCATCAAATAGATCTGTTGGTAACGCATTTTGGAATCTTGTCCAAACTGCCGGACCTAACAATGAATCCCAAATTTCACCAGGTAATGTATCTTCAGCACCTAATACCATTTGTGATTGTTTTTCATTCTCAGGTAAACTATCCCAAGCCATAAAATCAAACAATCCTTTAACTAATTCATGAACAAGTAATGGTAATGTTACCGCCTTAGCTTTAACTACAAATGGACCATCCTCGTCTTCAGGTTCTTCAAATGATGATTGACCTAACTGCCCACCACCACTTCCTGCCATACCTTCCATATCAGGGTATAACCAGTACAAATGTTCCATCATTGCTTGAGAAACATTATATAAGTTCATTAGTCTCGGATCAATTTCAGATATTTGATCATTAAGAGTTTTATATAAATGACCTAAGCTGAATGACGCTCCTTGGATCATAGTATTAATCATTCTACGTTTACCTTTTTCACCTTCGAATGATTTTAATGCGTCTTGTTCCATTTTTTTACCGAACACTTTTTCAGCTTGTTCTGAATCAAATTTACCTCCTAAACTTTCAACTTCACGAGCAAAATCTTCAAGTTCTTCTTTGTGTTTTTCAGCATCTTTAAATGCTTCAATTATTTCTTCTTCACTAAATTCCTCAGCAGATGATCTCATTCCTTCTGAAGACCCAACCGGACCACCAATTAAAGTCGCCTCTAATCTAACTCTTTTATTTAAAGGTGGTTTGTTTAAATTAAAATATGATGAAACTAAGTTTTCGGCAAGTTCTTCTATCTCTTCTTTTTTACGACTTTGTATTGACGTTATCATTTGAAGATCTCTCATTGCCAACATCATAAGTTGCATAAAAACTTGTTGTGGGTCACCCTCAACCATCCCTGATCTATCACCAAGAGCTCTTTTAACTTTCTCTACAGATGTTTTAAATGCTTCACTACCCAAAATATCTAATAGTTCTTGAGACATACCATATTTAACGTATGGATTTTCACCTGATTCAAATTTTCTTTGACGTTCAGGTTCCATTCTTGCACCACCAACATTAGAATAATCGATAGGTGCTTCAGTCAAATTAGTTTTGATCTCGTCCAAAATTTGTTTTTCTTTTTTAGTAAGACCTTCTTTAATTAACTTATCCTCAAGATTTTTTTTAGTTTTAAGGATTTTTTCCATTTTATGATTTAAGCTCATTATCTATTTTTGTTTTAGTTATTTAATACCTATTGATCTTGAAGATAACCAATCAGGTAGTGATCCTTCATTTGTTTCCGCTTTAGGTGCTGGTTTCGGTTTGTTTCTTTTACCAGGTCTAAATGGATCGTCTTGATCTTTTTTTCGTCTTTCTTTTTCAGTCTCTCTTTCTATTTCTTTTGTTCTTTCCTTTTCAGGTGCAACTTCAGTATCGGCTTTAGGAGCTGGTTTTGGTTTGTTTCTTCTACCAGGTCTGAATGGATCATCTTCATCCTTTCTTCTTCTTTCTTTTTCAGTTTC